ATACACTCCTACTATTAGAAGCGAAAACATACATTGGTTTCGTGTTATTAAGTGTGTTACTTGAAAGAAGTTCTGTTAGACTAATTGTATCATCATACTGATAATAGTTTGTATTTGTTGTCCAGTCAACTCTAGGCACAACTAAATTAATATCTCTCGCTTCTATTTTCTTTGCGGCTATAATTGATCGGCCGACATCACGCATTGAGAGTGGACTTTCAACAATGTCTGGTACTACAGCATCGTTTTCATAAGGCTTACTCTCACCTATGTAAACATATTGTATATCACCATCTGATATAGATTGTTTATAATCTCTAGCATTTTTAAGTGATAAGAGTCTAGTCGATATTTTAGTTGCCATAATTCTTTATTTATACCAAAATGATAGCGGATTGAGCATTTGCAAGTTGAGTAAATGCACTGGACACGGTTAAATTTGTATTAGATACAACACTACTAATTACACGATTTTCACCATTTACAGCCAATTTAGAGGTACCTACAACGATTGTACCACGAGATACAGCAATATTAAATAAGGTATTAGTTCCAACAACAATTGTACTATTTGATACATTTATCGTGCCAGAAATTGCATTTGTTCTTCTAATCTCTGTAACAGATACATTTGATTCAACGGTTTGTAATCTTTCAAATTCAGCAAAATTTTTGTACCCTGCTGGATGAATAAGCCCTTTGAGAACTTGTTTATATTTTGCAAATTCAAGCGGTACTTTTGTTAAGTAAATAAAATCTTGAAAATATCCAAGACCTTGTATTTTTCTTTGTCGAGTTGACAATAGGCCTTTTGATGAGGTAAACCTACCAGGTAGTGATCTTACAGATGAAGTTAAAACTGCATTAGCAATTGCAGTACCATCACCAATACCTGTTAAGTCAACATTAGGTGTGGCTCTATAACCCTCACCAGGATCTATTACTTTAATTGTAGTTATTTTACCCACATTTGTCGCCGCATCTTGAGACACAACATTTTCACCATCACCTAGTAAAGATACAACTCTTAATGTGGCATTTGCTGAATTTAGTGTTACTGAATTTTGAGTATTACTTCTAAAGATTGAAACATTTGGAAAATGACTATCACTATATCCAGCACCGCCTTTGGGATAACCAACATCAATGTGCATTGGGGCACCAAATATATTAGCTGTATTTAATGTGCCTACATTTGCACTAGCAAAATCTGTGCTTATTGATGAATTTATTAAGTTGCGTGTGCCATAATAACTAGCATTTGCAAAGTTTAGAAAATCTATTGATGCGGGAAAAGGTGTGTCTACAACTAAAAATCCACACTCGTGGAACATACCATTAGCTTGACCATCTCCGTTAGGTTGAGCAACAACAGAATTACTAATTACATTTGTTACTTTTCTTTCGTGACCAAGAACAGAGATAACATCACCTATTCTGACTGGGTTATCACCTTTGTGGAAGTTAAATCCTGCATGATTTGATTGAGGTGTCATGTAAACACCACTTAAACCAACATTTATATTTGCTTGTGTTATACCTACGGCATCTACAACAATACTTGAAACATAAACATTAGGCACACCTGAAATACCATTAAAACCTGTGTTTGCGACCACAGATGCAATATTTACAACACTACTTCTAATACCTGTGCCTAAGTTATTATAGTAATCATATTCAAATTCTGTATTGATTATAGAACCGACTTCATTTGTTTCTGATACCCTTGCTTTTGCACCAGATCCATAAACACCATAGTTATCAAAGTCAATTAAATCACCGACTGTGTAATTATTGCCAGTTTCAACTATCCGTAATTTTCCTAAACCTTTGAATGAACCAACATCAGCCAGAATACTTGTCGTAGGCACTAAAGCGCCAGCGCCATCTAATGGTAAACTTAAAAAAGCGGTGTTTGATGTTACCAAATCAACATTTGATATTGGCCCCATGCCCGTAACAAGTGAAGAAGAGTTGACAACGTGTTTTATTCTTGAATTTACAGTAGGTACTGAAATTTGAGTGTTAGCAAAAGCACTTGAGAAAAGACCAGTATTTGAAACACTCAATACAATACCTGTATTAAACCCATTGGATGTTGAAGTGAGTCGATTATCAGAATTAGATAAAACTAAAAACGTATTGCTTGCGTTTGTAGTGGCATGAAAGGCATTTGCGATTACTAAATTAGCATATGTTTGTGCAGTATTATCTGAAGGTGCTGAGTCATAAGTTTGACCCATTAATACAAACGAATTAGGTGTATTGAGGCCAGTTGTATCTTGGTTCGTAATCGAATATAGTATAAAACCATTTGCATCATCACCACCTGATAGTAAACCACCAGTTTTAAACCCAGCACCACTATCGACTACCTGACCATTTGCTGCAAAGACTGTGCCAACTGATGCAACTTGAGCGGTTGCGTTTCTTGAAAAACCACCAGCAGTAATTAAAACTGGATCACCTACATTATAGCTTAAACCACCATCTACAACATTAACCTCAAGAACAGAAGATACGACATTCGATGAAACATTGATGACTGTTTCATTATCAACTATCGTTGTTCTTATTTCTTCAAATTGTGAAAAATTACCAGTTGTTAGTTTTCTAGCAAAGTTTAATTCTATTAAGGAAATTTCATCAATTAATTTCGGAAAAACTGAATCTATGACCACGGTTGCATTTGAGGTAACACCTTTTACCTCTCTGTTTATAAGTAATGCTTCATTGAATTGTGAAAATTCAACTCTTATATCACTACCTGATGTAGGTGCTGTATAAAAAACTATTTGTTTATCTTCTTTTCTTAGAAAATAATCTGTGAGTGATGTTTGTGTAGCACCATTTACCTTAACAATTATTTCTGTTTCATCTACAATTTGTGGCAATAAAAATATATTTTGTGTGCCATCGCCAACATAAAATGTTGATATAATCGGAGATATTGAAAGAACTTTTGAAGACTGAAAATCACTATCTGATGCTCTAAGAACTTGATCTCCTGGACTCTCTATCTCAGCATCTACACCAAAAATTAAACGAAAAGCGAGTTTAAAAGATCGTTCACTACCTTTGGCCAAATAAAGAGGCAAGACATTCTTAATTAAAAACTCTTTTGATGCAGTTGTGCTTTTTGGTACTAAATTTGCAAATGTATTGAGAAAATTATCTTCAAATGATTGTAAAGAGGAATCTATATCTTGTACAAGTCTTAGTTTTTTACTCTCTGTTGTTAAATCATTATTTTGTGTGCCTTGTTCGTTTTCAAGAAATTCATAATAAGCCTCTAGGAAAGTAATAAAGAGTGGATGTTCATCACGAACAAACTCTGGTACTTGTTTTTCTACCAGTAATGAAGTAAGTAGCTTATCTTGTTCTTGAACGTGAGACATTATAAATTAACAGATTGTAAAGTTGTTGTAATTGCTAAAGGGTCTTCTATATCTATTGCAACAATATTATTTCTCACAGACTCTATGATACCAGACTCAGATCCAATTGTAACTCTTATTAAACCATCACTTGATGATACACCTGTTATATTAATGTCATTGATTGTAATTACGCCAGCATCATAATCTATACTGCCAGCATTGTCATTGATGACTTTTCTATTTCCCTCATCATCAAAGAAAATTGATCTAATCGTGCCATTTCTTGAATCAACGGATACTGACAATGATGCACCCGTGCCATTACCACCTGAGAGTGTAAGTTGTGCAGTAGTGTAGTCTTTACCCCTATCTGTTATAGTAACGGAGGTAACCTCACCGCCAGAAATAGTTGCAATAGCTTTAGCCCCACTACCATCACCTGTAATCGTAATTGTAGGAGCGATTGTGTAACCAAAACCAGGATCGTGAATTGTTATTCGTGAAATACCAGTAGAAGAAAAAGGAGTCTCTTCTAACTCAACACTTCTTACTGTGCCAGTTGAATCTGGGCTAGAAAATTTAGTGCTCGTAAGTTTATCAGTTGTTGTGCCTCTTTTCAACTTCTCACCAAAATCAAGTGTGTAACCATCGGTGCCTATCGTTGGTGTTATTCTTTTTTGAACTCTAACAGAAGTTTCTGAACCTATAATTGAATTTTTATCTGTATCGTCTATTGCTTTTGATAATTTTGACAAAGAAAAATTACTATCAAATTTATTTAAGTTTGTTTCATTATAGTTTATGATGGAGGTTTTTACACTTGATTTAAGAGCCTCCTCAGTTTGTGTGGTCTTTTTATTATCATATAACACACTTGTAGAAACTAAAATATAAGTTATACTTGGGTCAATTATTTCTGTTTCTATGCCCACAATAGCTTTTGGTTTTATTATGTTGTTTATGATTCTATTTTTTTCAACCTCTGAGATAAAAAAGTTTCTCTTAGGTTTTAATGATACGAAAATTTTACCGTAAACAATAGGGTCATTATCCTCACCACCCCAAACAGATATGGCCTCAATACTAGGCACTTCTCTCAAAATTGTTGTCTCATAATCTTTTCTAGTTACAAGTCTATTTTGAGTTGTAAATTGATTAGGTGCTGAAAACTTTATAGAATCTACGGATTCTTTATCTGAACCACCAGATGCAGACGAAAGGGGTGTGATTGATATACTTGTAGCATCACCATTTGAATCTGTTAAAGTGGTTTTATGTACAAAATTATTTGCTTTGTTTGAGTCTGGCCCATTTGTAACAAGATATGTTACGGTAATTGTTGAGCCATCTTCCAATTTTTTACCTACACTATCATTACCAAAAAATATTTCATAATTACCATCTCTATTTTCTTGTAAAAAGAAAACTTCTGATGTACCATCAACATTTAGAACATCTTGAACTTTTGTAAATACTGATGTGGTTGTGTTTGACACATTGGGTCTAACAACAACTTTAATTGTTGTGCTATCAATACTCTTATCTGGTAATGTAAATAGTTGTTTAGGATTTGTAGATTGTACAAGAGTGAATTGATTTGTAATTAATTGACCTTCATTTATTTCTAAACTACTAAAAACATATTGTGAATTATTTGATTTTGTTATTATACTTTCTTTAAGTGTTACAAAATTATATGATTTGCCATCTATCTGATCAGACAAAAATGAATATCCTTCAGGTATTGTTAAAGTTCCAGCAGTTGTTGTCTCAGAATTAGCTGTGAGCGTGATTGTTGCAGTAGGTGATCTTTTAGAGTGTGGCGTGTAACCTAAAGTTTTTGCATGAGAAACAACTGACTCACGAAGCAAAGCTGTATCTAAAAAAGACTCGTTTGCAACCATGTTCAAATAATAAGCATTGTAGTGTGTATTATAAGCTAATAAGTCTAAAAGAACTGATAATCCGGCACCATCAAAATCATAATCAGTAAATTGACTTTGTTGCCTTAAAAAGGCTTTTAAGTTCGCTTTGATTGTATCAAAATCAAGTTCAGTTACTTTAAGTTGGGATGCCATTTATCTTACTCTCTCTAAAAAGAAATCTACTGTAATTGGGTCTGGGTTATTAATTAAGAAGAAAGTTATTTGAACTCTATAACCATTTTCGTCTGGTGAACCCGAGGCTACCACATCTTTCAAATCTACTCTAGGCTCAAAATTTGTTATTGTAGTCTCAATATCTCTCTCAATTAAAGCTGCTGTAACATTATCCACCTGTTCAAAAAGTAGTCTCTTTAAATTTGATCCTATCTCTGGTTGAAAGGGTCGGTCATAGTGGTTCGTTAAAACTAAATTTTTAACTGCATTAATTACAGCATTTTCGTTTTTAAATTTATTAATATCCTTCGTTGTAGGGTGAATATTAAAATTTAAATCTAAATCTACAAACGATCTCTCGTTTTTTATTGTTATCTCTGCCATCTTTTATTTATATCTAATTACCAATCTTAACTGTATCGGAACCAGAAGATATTGTGCCATCTCCTACTGGGTCTACATCTGCAACTGTATCATCAATTCTTGCAGCTCCCTTGGTGCCGTTGTTTAGATTAATTGTTGCTCCATTTATCTTTATATCGCCAGTTACATTCAAATTATAGTCTCCCTCTACCGTTACCGATACGTCTCCTTTGATTAGGATAGACTCGTCCCCGACTACCACAGAAAACTTATCTCTCTCTACTCTTTCAACCAAAGAACCATCAGGACCGTACTCCATGTACGAACCAGCACGATGGTATAGGTGTACCCTTTCATTATCTTTGGTATCATCAAATTCTAGTGCGTGGCCAGACTCAGATTCATACACATTGTTATATGGGTACTGTGCATTATAATATGGCGTTCTCTCTACTGATGAAGTATCATTCGCAGTTATACGACCAGTTTTAAGTGATACTACCGAACTTGTATTAGCAGTTTCATTTCTTGCCAGCCTTGATGTTGTAGGTTCATCTATGAGTCTAGGGTAATTATT